GGAGAAGATCTATGAAGAACGAGTTATCTACAAAAAGAAGATGCTTAAAGCAAAGCAAGAATATGAAAACAATCCATCAGTAGAATTGAAGAAAGAGATTGCCCGCTGTAATAACATTCAGATGGCACGTAAAATTCAACTCAACTCTGCTTATGGTGCTATTGGTAACGAGCACTTCCGTTATTATAAACTTGAAATTGCTGAGGCAATTACTCTTTCTGGTCAGCTATCAATTCGTTGGATTGAGCAGAAGACAAATGAATATCTGAATAAGATTTTAAAAACTGATGGAGTTGATTATGTTATTGCTTGTGATACTGATTCAATGTATCTTAATTTGGGCGATCTGGTTGAACGTGTATACCAAGGAAGAGAGAAAGTTGATGAGAAAATTGTGGGGTTCCTTGACAAGATCTGTCAAATGGAACTTGAACCTTATATTGAAAGTTCTTATCAAGAACTGGCAGAGTATGTAAATGCTTATGCACAGAAGATGTTTATGAAGCGTGAGAACATTGCTAATCGTGGTTTCTGGACTGCGAAGAAACGTTATGTTCTTAATGTATGGGACAGCGAAGGTGTTAGATATAAACAACCAAAGATGAAAATCTGTGGTATGGAAACTGCTCGTTCTTCTACACCTGCTTATTTCCGAGATAAACTCCTCAAGGCATACACAATCATTATCAACAAAACGAATGAAGATGTTCTTAACTTTATCGAAGAAGTAAAGGAAGAAACCAAACAGCAGGATTATTTAAACGTCGCTTTTCCGAGAGGTTGTAATGGTCTCGACAAGTATAAAAGTAATGCAGACATTTATAAGAAGGGTACACCTATTGCAGTACGAGGTGCATTACTGTATAATCACTACCTTAGCAAGTATAAACTTACTCATAAGCACGCTCTTATCCAAGAGGGCGAAAAAGTAAAATTTATTTATTTAAAGCTCCCAAATCCTATCAATGAAAATGTCATTAGTTTCTTTGGAACTATTCCTAAGGAATTTAATCTCGACAAATACGTTGACTACACATTACAATTTGAGAAGTCGTTTTACGATCCGCTTAGAAATGTGCTAGAATGTATTGGATGGGATGCCGAGCGCAAAGTTTCACTACTCAGTTTTTTTTCATAACCTATGGACTTTTTATCTCAAGTAATTAAGGATAGCAAAAATGAATTCGTTTCAATGGCTTCCGATGGTGTTGCTGCTGGCGACATTGAATCTTTTATTGATACTGGCAGCTACGTATTTAATGCGCTGGTTTCTGGTTCGTTGTTTGGTGGAATCCCATCAAACAAAATCACCGCTCTTGCGGGAGACAGTGGTACAGGTAAAACATTCTTTTGCCTTTCGGTTGTCCGTCATTTTCTTGATACTGATCCCAATGCTGGAGTCATTTATTTTGAAACAGAATCTGCTATCAGCAAGCAAATGATTGAAAGTCGTAACATTGATTCAAAGCGATTGGTTATTTTCCCTGTAGATACTATTGAAGAGTTTAGAACTCAAGCAGTTCGTATCATCGATAAATATATGGAGCAACCCAAGGAAGAACGCAAACCACTCATGTTTGTGTTAGATTCTTTGGGTATGCTTGCCACCAATAAAGAAGTTCAAGATGCCTCGGACGATAAAAACGTTCGTGATATGACGAAAGCACAACTCGTTAAATCTGTGTTTAGGATTCTTACGTTGAAACTTGGCAAAGCAAACATTCCAATGTTAGTTACTAATCATACCTATGACGTTGTTGGCGCTTACGTTCCTACGAAAGAGATGGGCGGTGGTAGTGGTCTTAAGTATTCTGCTAGCACAATCGTTTACCTCTCAAAGAAAAAAGAAAAAGACGGAACAGAACTTATCGGAAACATTATTAAATGTGAGGCGAAGAAGTCCCGTCTGACTCGTGAAGGGTCTAAAATTGAAACACGTTTGTTCTTTGATGAGCGTGGTCTAGAACAGCATTATGGTTTACTAGAATTGGGTGAACGTGCAGGTATCTGGAAAAATACTGCTGGTCGTTATGAAATTGATGGAAAGAAAATTTATGGCAAACAAATTCTTGCTGATCCAGAACAATATTTTACTTCAGACGTAATGCAACTTCTTGAGCAACAAGCTAAGAAAGAATTTACGTATGGAGCAGAAGATGGAGAGAATTGAACAAACAATTTTAAGAAACTTACTTTTTAACAGGAACTACTATAGCAAGGTAGTTCCTTTTATTAAACCAGAATATTTTGAAGATTATTCTGAGAAGATAATCTATGAAGAAATTTGGGATTTTGCTAGTAAATATCAAGCACAACCAACAGCGGAAGTGCTTGAAATTAATTTGCAGACAAGGAAAGATTTAAATGAGGAATCGTATCAGAACGCAATTAAGAAAATTAAAGAACTCAATCAAGTCGATGTTGAATATAACTGGCTTCTTGACACCACTGAAAAGTGGTGCAAAGATAGAGCAATCTACCTCGCCCTCCTTGAGTCTATCAAGATCGCAGATGGAGGCGATCAAAAGGTATCAAAGGATGCGATCCCAAGTATCCTACAAGAAGCCTTGGCAGTATCTTTCGACGAACATGTAGGCCATGATTATGTTGATAATGCTTTAGAGCGTTACGATTATTATCACCTGAAAGAAGAGAAGATTCCTTTTGATCTTGAGAAGTTTAATCTTATTACCAAAGGTGGTCTACCGAATAAAACACTTAACGTTGCACTTGCTGGAACTGGTGTGGGTAAATCTCTTTTCATGTGTCACTTTGCTTCTGCATGTTTATCTCAAGGTAAGAATGTTCTTTACATCACTCTTGAGATGGCAGAAGAAAAGATTGCAGAACGTATCGATGCTAATCTTTTGAATGTAAATATTAAAGATATTGGTTCTATTCCAGAATCAATCTTTACATCTCGCATCAAAGAAATTGGTAACAAGACACAGGGTAAACTTATTATTAAAGAATACCCAACTGCGTCTGCTCATGCTGGTCATTTCAAAGCACTCCTTAATGAGTTGAGTTTGAAGAAATATTTCAAACCAGACATTATCTTTATCGATTACCTTAACATATGTGCGTCTTCCAGATATAAAGGTCAAATCGTAAATAGTTACACCTATGTTAAAGCAATTGCTGAAGAACTTAGAGGTCTTGCTGTTGAGCATGACCTTCCAATTGTTTCTGCTACTCAAACTACTAGGAGTGGCTTTGGCAATAGCGACGTTGATATTACCGATACTTCCGAGTCTTTTGGTCTTCCCGCTACAGCTGACTTTATGTTTGCTCTTATCGCTACTGAGGAGCTTGAACAATCTGGTAGGATTATGGTCAAGCAACTCAAGAACCGATATAATGATCCCACCTTCAACAAAAGATTTACTGTGGGGGTTGACAGATCGAAGATGAAGCTGTATAATGTAGAGGATTCAGACGGTGCCGACCTTCTCAATTCTGTGGAGGAAGAACCGTATGAAGCATTTGAGGAAATCTCAAGCAAACAATCTCGTATTAATAAATTTTCCCAGTTCGTAATCTAATCTATGACTAAGCACGTTGACTTTGATCGTTATGTTGAATTCGTTGATGAAGTGACATCAGATGCTTCCAAAGATTTTGTATATCTTTCTGATCGTCTTGTTGAGCTTGATCGTAAGGGTGCCAATATTGAACGACTGCTTACTGCTGGCGTTGGCATTAATGCTGAGGGTGGTGAGTTTCTTGAGATCATTAAGAAGATGGTGTTTCAAGGTAAGCCTTGGAACGATGACAATCGAGAACATCTTATTATTGAGTTGGGTGATATCATGTGGTATGTTGCCCAAGCATGTAATGCTCTAGAAGTTTCATTTGATGATGTTATTTCCACTAACGTAAACAAACTACTTAAGCGTTATCCAGGAGGAGAGTTTGATGTCTTCTATTCCGAAAATCGAGCAGCAGACGATCGATAAAATTTATCACGTCTATGATCAAAAAGAAGTAGTTGCTCATAACATTAGTAAAGAGGATCTAGATAATATCTACGATCCTCAACGACATGAGTATGAGGAACTTGAAATAAATAAGTATTATGATGCATCATTCTGATGCTTTCTTGGAAGATTGGCCGAGTGGTTGATGGCGATAGTCTTGAAAACTATTAACGTTAGTAGCGTTCCAGGGTTCGAATCCCTGATCTTCCTTTGAATCTATCTCTATTCATATGAAAATTAATTTGTGGTATTGTGAAGAAATGAAACAATGGAGATGGACTCTTACTGATGATCACCGTCCTATAGTTAAACAAGAATCTGGGCAACGTCCAAATCTTCGTGATGCAATGAACGATGTAGCAAACACAGTAGAATATATGTTGGGGGATTAGCTCAGTTGGTAGAGCACCTGCTTTGCAAGCAGGCTGTCAGGAGTTCGAGTCTCCTATTCTCCATTAACAAATAACGCAAGATGAAAAATTTCAAGCAGTTAAGACAAGAAACTCTTCGTGAGCGTTATATTCAAAAGGAAGTTTTCCAAGAAGGTGACTATGTAATGTCTGCAGTCACTGGAGAAAAAGGACGTATTCATCGTTCTGGAACTAACTATGTTATTGTTATTACAGAAGACAATAGGATGTTTCGTGCGTGGGTGAAGGATATCCGTGAGGTCAATGTGTCTGAAAACATAAATAAAGAAAGAAAAAAAAGTATATTCTTTACAAATGGACAGACAGAAACCAACGACAACAGTTCGTCATCATGATGATTTCTCTAAAGCATTAATTGAATCAACCGCTGCTTATCTTGGTGGTGTGAAGCAGGTATCTGAGGAAGGTATTCCTACACTACCTAAAAAAGAGAACACAGATACAGTTACGAAAAAAGATCCAAAGACAGGGGCGGGTGCTGCGGATCCAGCAGTAGATCTTCGCACTGGTTCTGGTATCAAACAATCACATGGTGCAACTATTCGCAACACAAGTATTCTTGCTAAGGAAGAGAAGTGCAAGGAGTGTAAAAAAGATCCATGTTCATGTGATGAAAAAGAAGATAAAATGGAAGAGTCCTGTGAATCAGGTCATTCTGAAATGAAGAAAGATAAAAAAGAAAAGAAAGAAAAAGAAGAAACAATGAAGGAAGCTTTCAACCTAATGGTTGATAATATTCATTATGTTTTTGAGAAAAAGAATGAAGAGGGCAAAGAGCAAGGTGCTGATGGCAAAGCTTGCTGGAAAGGTTATAAGTATGCTGGAACCAAGAATGGTAAAGACAAGTGTGTGAAAGAAGAAATTGGTGTTATTGAACTTGATGAGAAAGCACCTCCAGGTGAAAAGTATGAGCGTATGGTGAAGCACATCAAGAAAGGTTATTCTAAAGGTGGTGTTTCTGAAAAAGAAAAGAGCATTGCATATGCAACTGCTTGGAAAGAAAAGAATAAGATGAAGAAAGAGGAAGTAGAAATTTCCGAGAAGCTTGACCCAGTAGGCAAGGAAGATAAGGACATTGATAATGATGGTGATCACGATAAAACAGATAAGTATCTTTCTGCTCGTCGTGGTAAAGTGAGCAAAATTATTGCAGCCAAAAAGAAAATTAAAGAAGACATGGAAATTCGTAAGGAGATTGAAGAAGAAAAAAAGTGAAGGGGGCAACCGTTGAGGTAATGCCCATCATTCCAAATGAAACAGATGATACTGATGGAAGTAAAAAGAAAAATAAAAAATATCTTCTTAGAGCCTTAAAAAGTCAACAAAAAGAATAAATAAGAAAGGGATAACCCAAACAAATTATAAGGAGGATATCATGGGAGTATTAGTCGAAGTTGTAAAACCACTTCTTTTTGCAGCAATGAATTCATGCCACACTAAGCGTCTTGTAGTTGAACTACTTGAGCGTTATGTAAATACTACTGATAACGATATTGATGACCTAATTGCAGGATCTGTGAGAACAGCACTTCTAAAAAATTGCTGATATTAATATAAAAAAATAATTTTTAATGGGGAGGTAACTCCCCTTTTTTTATAAATATTTGTTAGATATAAAGTTAAAGTTGGAGAAATTAAATGACTCTCTATAGTCGTTCAGAAAATAACGCACAAAGCTTGAAAGTATTGAATACTACAGAAAAGAATTCTGTAGATAAGTATGATTGGGATAATACTCTTATTGTTGATGGACCTAGTACAGTTGCTGGTGCTCAAGGTTATACTACTGCTGCTCGTCGTACTGTGTATATTGACGACGTAGAAGCAACTCTTGCTGAAAACAAATTACGTGGATTAACCGCTCCTGGTTGGTGGGAGTATATGACTTACACTGATTCATCTGGTGCTACTCGTCATAAGGCTCAGCATCTTGTAGCATTTAAAGATGCTCCTGTAAATGCTGCTGATCTAGATGATACTGTAGCAGCTGACGTAGCATCAGCAGTTACAATTTCTGTTCAACCTGCTAACCAATCAACTAATGATGGTGTAGGAACTGCAACGTTTGCTGTTACTGCCTCTGCTACAACTGGATCTCTTGTTTATCAATGGCAGCGTAGAACAAGCAGTACCGCTAAGTGGACTAATGTTTCTGGTGGAACTAGTGCTTCGCTTGCTCTTACTGGACTTACTACATCATCAAATGGTTATCAGTATCGTGTAAAACTTACATCATCTGCTGGTGCAGAAGAAGTTATTTCGAACACTGCTACTCTTACAGTAACTGCTGCTTGATATAATATATGATTTTTGATGAGTTGACGAAAGATAATTGGATCATGTTTGCAATGAAACATTATGATAATCCTACATCAGTAACCTATGAGGATTTTGAAGAAGATTTGAATCGATTCAAATATATCAAAAGATTATTTAAAAGATATGAAACAACTGGTGAATTGAAAACTCATCTTATTCTAAACCATATTATTCTCATGTATAATGCTTTTGATGATGCTGCTACACCGCTTTTATTTTTCAAGATAGAAGCAACGTATTGGCCATTATTAAAAGCATTTCTAGTGTTCCTAAATAGATTACCAGAGTCCCTTAACCAAGAAATTGATCAAGAATGTCTGAAGCAATTGAATCTAATTTGAATGAAATGAAAGCAGGAGATGGTTCTGCATTGTCGATGCCACCTGCACTTGTAGTTGTAAAACCACGTTCACATAGAGCGTATAAAAAAGCAAACAAAGATTATATTGATGGACGTTCAAAGGGAGCGAAAAGTTTACTCTCTCGTATTAACAGAAGAAAAAAAATGAAAGAAGAAATCGAAAACCTAATTTCTGAAGCGGCTCCATCGGAAACCGAGAGAGCCCAAAAACAGATTACACAACAGAAGAAACTAAATCGTGCTAAGGATCTCCAAAAAAAGAGAGCTGAAGCAAAATCAAAAATGCAGCAAAAAACTAAGGAAATGGATACCTTAGTTAAAGCACGTCTTTCTGATTTTAAAAAGAAAGCATCACAACAACAACAAAAAGCATCATTGAAAAACTCTTATCAACCTGAAGGTGAAATTATGAATGAATCAACAACTACTGTAGACGCACTTGAAGTTGCACTTCGTGTTGCTACATCTGAACTAAATCCAAGTGGAGAAACCGAATTTGCTAAGATCACTTTTGAGAATGGCACTCAACAAAATCTTGACAACTTCTCTGCTAAGCGTATCGCTGCTGCTTATGCTCAACTTGACGATACTAACAAAGACAAGTTTCGTTATATGTTAAACAAGGATGCTGTAACATTCCAGAGTGCTCTTGAGTTTGCAGTAAAGAACGTTTAAGGATCAGGTAGATGTTTAATAATTTTTCAAAAGACCTAGCTAAGTTAGATGTATTGGAATCTAAATTAAACATCTACGAATCACTTTCAAAGGAGATGTTAGAAAAGTTGGAGAATGCTGTAGATAAAATTTCTGAAGGCAATTCTCGTATTGCAACTATTTTAGCAAAGCATGATGAACGTATTGAACAAAGCCTTAAAACAGATGATCTAATGATCAAGATGATCGAGGATGTCAAACGTAGTAATTCAGACGAACACAAAGCTGTTATCAAAAGATTAGAAACAGTAGAAAATAATATAACTGAATTATCAAAATTTAAATGGCAGGCGGCGGCCCTCGTAGGGGCTGCCGTTTTGCTTGTTGGGCTGGTCGTCCCCTTTGTTGACAATCTCATGTCGATGCCCTATAATGGAGGGAGTGAGCACTCCCTTCGTAAATGAATTTTATTGACATCAAGTACATCAATTTCATTTCTTCTCAACTACAACTCTTTAGCAAAAAAAAGTCAGACCTCTACAACTTTAGGTGTCCCTATTGTGGAGATAGTCAGAAGTATAAAAATAAAGCAAGAGGGTATCTCTTCAAGAAGAAGAATGACATGGTGTTCAAGTGTCATAACTGTGGTGTAGGCAGAACGTTTACTAACTTTTTGAAAGATCAGAATTCAATGCTCCATGATCAGTATGTCATGGAAAGATATAAGGAAGGACTAACTGGTAAAGGATCTCAAACAGCAAATCCTGATTTTAAATTTGAAGCTCCCAAATTTTATAGAGATCCTGATAATAAGATTGATTTGCAAAAAATCTCAGAACTAAATATTACACACCCAGCACGGGAGTATTTGGAAAACAGAAAAATTAAAAATTTAGAAACATTTTATTACTGTCCTAAATTTAAAGAGTGGACTAATTCTCGGGTAAAAATTTTTGATACTTTGAGAAAAGACAGTCCAAGGATTATCATCCCACTTAAGGACACAGAAGGAAAGTTATTTGGATATCAAGGAAGATCTTTATCTCCTAAAGCAAAAATTAGATACATCACTATTATGCTTGATGAATCTAAACCAAAAGTATTTGGTTTAGATTCAATTAAAACTGACGAAGTAGTTTATGTTACTGAAGGACCATTTGATTCAACATTCATTCATAATAGCATTGCTATGTGTGGAAGTGATGTTGATCTTAGCAGTTTTAATTATAAGTTCGTTTTTATTTTTGACAATGAACCAAGAAACAAAGAGATCGTATCTAAGATTGCTAAAGCAATCGAGCAAGGTTATCCAGTAGTTATCTTCCCAAAAAACATTGTTGAGAAAGATATCAATGATATGGTCATGGCTGGACATGACGTGCAAAGTATGGTAGAATCTAACACCTACCATGGACTAGAAGCAAAGTTAAAACTATCTGAATGGAAGAAAGTATGAGCAACGGTATTCAAGTTAAAAAGCGTGACGGTTCTTCGGAACCTCTTAATCTTGATAAAATTCATCGCATGGTCGATGAAGCATGTGCAGGTCTTGCTGGAGTTTCTGCTTCACAAGTAGAAATGAATTCTGGCATTCAATTCTTTGATGGCATTACCACCGAAGAAATTCAAGAGATTCTTATTCGTTCTGCGAGCGATTTGATTTCTCTTGATAATCCAAACTATCAGTTTGTTGCTGCACGTCTGCTTTTGTTTGCTCTTCGTAAGCAAGTATTTAATAAGAATGTTTGGAAGGATGGTATGCCTTCAGTATTTGATGTTGCTGCTTACAATGCAACAATCTTGAATGTATACGACGAAGAGATCCTTGACAAGTATACTGACGAAGAATGGATCAAAGTTAATAGTTGGATTGATCATGATCGTGACTATCTCTTTTCTTACGCAGGTCTACGTCAGATCGTTGATAAGTACCTTGTGCAAGATAGAAGTAGTGGAGAAATTTTTGAAACGCCACAATACATGTATATGTTGATTGCGATGACTTTGTTTGCGGAGTATCCTTTATCAACACGTTTAGATTACGTTCATAGGTATTATAATGCAATCTCAAAGCACAAGATCAACATTCCAACTCCCATCATGGCAGGAGTTAGAACAACTCTCAGGCAATTTGCAAGCTGTGTTCTTATTGATTCTGATGACACCCTCAACAGCATCTTTAGCAGTGACATGGCTATTGGCAGGTATGTTGCTCAAAGGGCGGGCATCGGTATTAACGCAGGTAGAATCCGTGGTCTCAACAGTAAAATTAGAGGCGGAGAGGTTGCCCACACTGGCGTTATACCATTCCTCAAAAAATTTGAGAGCACTGTCAGATGCTGCACTCAAAATGGCATCCGAGGTGGATCTGCTACGGTCCACTTTCCAATCTGGCACCAAGAGATAGAAGACATTATTGTTCTTAAAAATAATAAAGGAACGGAGGACAACCGTGTACGCAAACTCGATTATTCCATTCAGATCTCGAAAATCTTCTACGAACGATTTATCACCAACGATGAGATCACCCTATTTTCTCCCCATGATGTCCCTGGCTTGTATGACGCTTTCGGCACTCCTGAGTTTGATGATTTGTATACCACTTACGAATCAGATAACTCAATCCCTAAGAAGCGAATCGGCGCTCAGGAATTGATTCTTGATCTTCTAAAAGAGAGAGCAGAAACTGGTCGTATCTATATCATGAATATTGACCACTGCAATACACACTCTTCTTTTAAAGATAAAGTAAACATGAGTAATCTCTGTCAGGAGATCACTCTACCTACCGATCCTATCCAACACATTGATGGTGAAGGTGAGATTGCACTTTGTATTCTGTCTGCTATCAATGTTGGTAAGTTGAAGAACCTTGACGATCTGGAGGAACTTTGTGACCTTGCTGTTCGTGGTTTGGAAGAACTGATTGACTATCAGAATTATCCTATTAACGCAGCAGAGGTAAGCACAAAGAACCGTCGTTCTCTTGGCATTGGTTATATTGGTTTAGCACACTACTTAGCACGTCAAGGAGAACATTACGATGATCCAAGAGCATGGCAACTTGTCCACGAACTTACTGAAGCTTTCCAGTTCTATCTACTCAAGTCAAGCAACGAGCTTGCCAAAGAAAAAGGAAAGTGTGGTTATTTCGATAGAACAAAGTATGCAGACGGTATCCTCCCAATCGACACTTATAAGCGAGATGTCGATGAAATTGTTTCCCACAAGTTGAATTATGATTGGGAAACTCTACGTTCCAATATTCAAGCATTTGGTTTACGACATAGCACGTTGTCCGCACAAATGCCTTCTGAAAGCAGTTCCGTTGTGTCAAATGAAACAAATGGAATTGAGCCACCTAGAGATTACTTGTCCGTTAAGAAATCAAAGAAAGGTCCGCTCAAGCAAATTGTTCCTCAATATCAAACTCTCAAGAATAACTATACTCTTCTTTGGGAGATGCCTGATAACACTGGTTATATTAATGTTGTTGCTGTAATGCAAAAATTCTTTGATCAAGCAATCAGTGGAAACTGGAGTTATAATCCAGAAAACTATCCAGACAACGAAGTTCCTATGCAAATAATGGCACAGGATTTTCTTAATACATACAAATATGGTTGGAAAACTTCTTACTATCAAAATACATATGATGCTAAGAAGGATGATGTTGTGGATGAAAAGCGAGAGCAAAGCATCCGAGATTTACTAGAAGACATGTTAACTACAGAGGAGGAAGATTGTGACAGTTGCAAAATTTAGAGTTTCTGATGATTCGGTGAAAGGTGTTGAAGGTATGACTGTTTTCAATACTGGTCAGGTTGAAACCACTAAGCAACCTATGTTCTTTGGATCCCCTCTTGGGGTCCAAAGGTACGACAAGTTTAAGTATCCTGTATTTGATAAACTAACTCAAACTCAACTTGGATACTTTTGGCGTCCAGAAGAAGTATCACTACAGAAAGATCGTGCCGACTATCAGACACTTAATGAAGCACAAAAACATATCTTCACTTCTAACCTTAAGTACCAGATCCTCTTGGATTCTGTACAAGGGCGTGGTCCTGGGATGGCTTTTCTCCCTTACTGTTCATTACCTGAGCTTGAATCTTGTATGACTGCATGGGAGTTTATGGAGATGATCCACTCCCGTTCATACACTTATATCATTAAGAATGTGTATGCAGATCCAACAGAAGTTTTAGATACTATCATTGGTGATGAGCATATTCTTCAACGTGCTCAAAGTGTCACTGCTTCATATGATGAATTTATTGCTGCTGCCCAACTCTATGGTTCTTCTAACCTATGGAAACATGTACAAGAAGGTGTTCCACATGCTGTAAATGAACTTTATGAACTCAAAAGAAAACTCTACCGTGCCGTTATCAACGTTAACATTCTGGAGGGCATACGCTTTTATGTCTCGTTCGCTTGTTCTTTCGCTTTCGGTGAACTCAAACTTATGGAGGGCAATGCAAAGATTATCGGACTCATCGCACGAGATGAATCACAACACTTGGTCATCACGCAGAACATCATTAACAAGTGGCTTGGTGGAGATGATCCAGATATGGTTAAGATTGCTAAAGAAGAAGAGCAAAACGTAATTAACATGTTCAAGCAATGTGTTGAAGAAGAAAAACTTTGGGCAGACTATCTGTTCAAGGATGGATCTATGATCGGTCTTAATGCAAAGCTTCTTCAAAAATATGTTGAATGGATTGCTAACCGTCGTATGAAAGCGATTGGTTTGAAAGCAATCTTTGATGTTCCTGCTAATACTAATCCACTTCCTTGGACTGAGCATTGGTTGAATTCAAAAGGTATGCAAGTTGCCCCACAAGAAACAGAAGTTGAGTCCTATGTTATTGGAGGTATTAAGCAAGATGTTAAGAAAGATTCTTTTGCTAATTTTAAACTGTAAGAAGAAAAAAAAGAATATTCCTATACCAGATCCTTGGTTTAATTGATAGATAAATACCTCCATCATATGATGGGGGTATTTTTTTATGCGTGTGCAATCTGCTAAAGCAAAAGGACGTAGGTTACAACAGTGGGTTCGTGATAAATTAATTGAGATGTTAGACATTCATCCAGAAGATATTGAGTCAAGATCTATGGGTGCTGGTGGAGAAGATTTAATTATGGCTCGTGCTGCTCGACAGAAGTTTCCCCATAGTATTGAATGTAAGAATGTGGAAAAACTAAATATTTGGGAAGCATATGAACAAGCATCTACAAACTGTGGTGATTATGAACCAGTGGTTGTGATTAAAAAAAATGGTAAGAAGCCTTTAGTAGTAGTAGATGCAGAATATTATATTCAATTATTCGGAGAAAAAAATGAAGATTGATTTGCACAATTTTTTTAAACACTATGATGAAAATAACCCCAAGCATGTTGCTGCGGTAGAATTGTTGGAAAAGGCACTTGATCAAAAAGCACCAGAAGAGTTAACTGATAATTCTCAATGGGTTGTGACATATAGAACAAAAGAAAATAAACCAGTATCAAATGTTCTAAGTGTTCCTTGGTTTCCTCAAACAGACAATTATAGAGACGCTCATAGGACTTGTAATTCTTCTGCCTGTGCTATGGCTCTTGAATATTTTAAACCAGGAACACTAGTAGGATCAAAAGGCGACGACGCTTATGTTAGAAAAGTTTTCTCAATTGGCGATTCAACTGATCACTTGGTTCAAACCAGAGTTCTTGCTACGTATGGTATTAAATCCAGCTTCAGCTACAGCCTTACTTTTGCTGATCTTGATAGAGAGCTTGCCGCTGGTAGACCTGTTGTTATTGGTATTCTTCATAGGGGGACTTTATCTAATCCCACAGGAGGACACATGGTAGTAGTAATTGGTAAGACTCCTCAAGGTGATTATATTGTAAATGATCCATATGGTTCAATAAATGATGGGTATACAGGCTCTGTTACGAACGGTCGTGGAGCCATCTACAAGCGTTCAGAACTGGCTCGTAGGTGGTGCCCAGGGGGTAATGATGGTTGGGGACGTATTTTTGATGCAAAAAAGGCGTAGGCTCTGCACTTGATGAATTGCCACAAGCAGGTGTAGAGCTTATCAAAGAATTTGAAGGGTGCAAATTAACTGCTTATCCTGACCCTCATACTGGCGGACTTCCAATTACAATTGGTTGGGGAAGCACTCGTAAAAGAAATGGATCTCCATTTCATCTTGGCGAAAAAATTACTTTAGAAGAAGCGAATGCTTTGTTAGAGTTTGATATTCGTAATCGTTTTATGTCTACCTTAAAAAGTATACCTTATTGGAGTGAAATGAATGACAACCAACGTGGAGCACTTTTATCCTTTGCTTATAATCTTGGTGCTGGGTTTTACAATTCAAGCAATTTCAATACTATCTCTCGCAATCTACGTGAGAAGAATTGGAAAACAATCCCAGAAACTTTGAAGTTATATCGTAATCCTGGATCAAATGTTGAAGCAGGATTACTTAGAAGACGTGTTGCTGAAGGAAAACTTTGGAGTTCTTAATCTTCTAACTTAGTTCTTAAAGCAATTACTGTAGTAAGAATAGTTAATAAAGTTTCATATCCTCTTCTTTGAGATTCATTGCAATCTGAAGGAGGAGGATTTTTTAATCCACCTAAAAGATTTGCATGAGTGATTGTTCCTGGGATCATAAAATTACAAGAAATAAAACTTAATCCTACGAATCCAATCACTGAACAACAGATGATAAAGATCAGTTTATTCAATATTGAACCGTGCTTTTTTCCTGCCTCTTTTTGCTGGTCTTCTGATGAATCTACCAACTTCGGTTGGTTGTCGTTTTGGTTGTGGTCTGCGTCCTTCATTGAAAATTCCTTCGTTGGTTATTAATCTCATAATTAATATTCCAATGAGAAATGTAGATTTCATCTTCCCTCTTGTTTATGGATCCAGGTTTTTAATTCTGCTACGTATTCTCTAAGTATTTCTGCTTTTTCTTGATGCCATATATCACCACTCTTGAAATACTCATGAGTGTGATTATCGATTGCTTTTAATATATTATGAATGGGTGCGTTCCACGGCTCCCGTTTCGGAGTATTCCATTCCCTTGGCATATAAATTTTGCTCTTTATAAAGGGTTAATTTTTCTATGATGTTCTCGTATTTTTCCCAAAGAAATTCTGAACCAGTATATTGCTGGTATGTTTTACAAGCAAGAACCAAATATTCAATATCAGTATTTTTTAATTTATACATGGGTCACATCAGATCTATTAATATATAGGGGTTGACAAAGGCTAAATAATCACTTATAATGTCTGTTCGTCATGAGATATTGACGTGAAATTAGAGCCCAGGAAGGTGCCCTCCGAGAGGAGTGGTGTACCCCCCTTCTATTGGGATGTAGAGTTCTATTTAAATTAATGCTTTTTAAAACAATTTCGATCCTTACTTTTGCTATTACAGGACTAGCACCCCTGCAGGCAAAAGCAGCAAGTGGTTGCTCACTTGCATCACATTATGGAGTGGGTGATGGTTATCATGGGCAGACAACTGCTAACGGTGAAAGATTTAATGCTTATGGAAAATCAGTTGCACATCGATGGCTTCCTTTCGGAACCAGATTAAGAGTTACAAATCAACGAAGTGGTAAGTCAGTAATTGTGCGAGTAAATGATCGTGGTCCCTACATTGGCGGTAGAGATCTTGACTTGTCCTATGGTGCGTTCTCCGCTATTGCTCACCCTGGGCAAGGAGTAGCAGACATTTGCTATCGAACTGTCTGACTATAAATAAAGGGGAGTGATGCTCCCCTTTTCCTATGAACTTTAATTTTCATTTTGGTAAGAAAAAAGCATCTATTACAACTATTATAGTTTTATCTTTTATAGTAGCATCACTTTCCTCTTGCTTAAAAATAGAAGAGAAAACTATCTGGGATATTGTTTATGAATACCTTCAAACATATCAACCAGATTCTCCACTGATACCTGATCTTCAAAAAGATCCTGGCATAGTGGAACGAGATGTTGAACGAACGGTAGGTAAGGCAATCCAAGACTACGAACGCTTGACAGGAGACGATGGTTCTGTTAGAATGCCAGAGCCAATCAGATCAGAAAAACCAGTAGACACCTCTGTGTGCTATACTGATGAGTGTCGAGCACTGGGAGGAGAAATTCGAATTTGTTCTCCATGGGTTGACAACTGCCACTAACTGTGGTACAATATATACATGCTTCAGTAACTCAGGGGACAGAGTATCCGCCTTCTAAGCGGTTAGCCGTTGGTTCGAATCCAACCTGAAGCGCCAGGGCGAATAGCTCAGCGGTAGCAGCTTCTCGTTTACACCGAGACGGTCGGGGGTTCGAATCCCTCTTCGCCCATTACTTCTATAAATATTTTATGAAAAAGAAAAAGTTTAATGAATTGATTCAGAAACCACTTCGGTTTCATCATCAAGATATTCATGAAGAGCTTGAAGAGATAAAAGGAATGATTAGAGATGTTAGTTATCAGATGCAAGAATTGCGGGACACAATTAGAGGAGCACCCAACGAAAACAAGGTGTTGCAAATGCGAGAATCTTACGAGCATCCGTGGTGGAAACATCACGGCGAACGATCTGACGCTAGTTGAGATTGTTTCTGGTTACAGAACTAAAAAGCAACCAGTGCTTACAAAAGAAGATCTTGCTTTTCAAGAAGCAAGAAGACAACGTAAAGTTCGTAGATTGGATTTTGAAGTACGATGAGACACTTAATTGTTTCTGTTATGGAAACGCCTTGGTTGGTTGCATTGATGGGAGGTATGTTAATCATTCCTCCTATCTATGGTATAATGTTCATACATAAAAAATAACGGGGTGTAGCTCAGTTTGGTAGAGCACTGCTTTTGGGAAGCAGGGGCCGTAGGTTCGAATCCTATCACCCCGATTGTCTACTTAGACAAACTACTAATGAATTTTACTGTTTACTCTAAACCTGGATGTCCATACTGTATTAAGATTCAAACTCTTTTGGATCTTAATGAGTTTGAATACAAGGTATATACTTTGGATACTGACTTTACTAGAGATCAGTTTTATGCTGAGTTCGGTGAAGGTTCTACATTTCCACAAGTAGTACTCAATGATCAAACTTTAGGTGGGTGTTCGGATACAATTAAATATCTTCAAGAAAACGATATCTGTTGTAATGTATGATTGAAATTACCCAAAAAGAATTTGAATCTAATATTGAGCACTACATGGATCTCATTGAAAAGGAAAGGAAAGAATTTATTATTCGCCTTGAGGATGGTAATGCTGTAGCAGCTGTGCCAGTTGACGAAGAGATCCAAAAGCTACTTGACATTATGCCAGAGATCGACTATACTGATACCGATGATTAATTAATCACTATGGAACTTAAAGAACAAGTTACAATTGCAAAAGATGAACTTGCAAAAGCTATCATTATTGCTTTAGAAAATAAACAATATGGTACAGCAAGAAAGTTTTTTGAAGCTTTTAATACTATACATGACAACTATATTCCAAGAACTATGAATAGTACTTCTTTTAATATTTCTAGTTCGCCTGATATTATTTCCTTTGGTGGGAGTGATTCTGGTATTTGTCTCGGATAGACATTAAACTTGTCCTGGTGGAGTCAATTACCCTTAATGCTATGCACTTTAGATTTTTAGAAAAACTTGATAATGGAGACGAAGTAATTACATACTTTGATCTAGTGGAAAAAAATGATAAAGTTTATTATGTATGGGAACATAATTCGGAAGAACATGGTCCTTTTGATACTGTAGATGATGCAATTGAAGGAGCAAGAATTGCTTTAGAAAATGCTTCTCTACCAAATACAAAAGACACGGATGGTCTATAACAGCACTGGTCGGGACCCCCTCGATTGTCCTCGTCGGATTGGACATTAAATATGCCGACTGGTGCGGATGGGGTTTATAACTCCCGCCGAGTTTCTAATTTTCTCGTAATCAAAATTAGTGGCGAGCCTGTCTATACTGGGGATTGGCAATCCCCTTATTTGCGGTTGTAGTTCAGTGGTAGAACGCTATCCTTCCAAGTTAGATGTCGCCCGTTCGAATCGGGTCAGCCGCTTGCCCGTAAAGTTATAAAACTTTACAAAGGGCTACTAAATAAACCTTGTAGTTAATTATACAATACTATGATGATTCGTTCTTTCATTATTGCCACTGCTGTTGCTGCTACTGCTGCTACTCCTTCTATGGCACAAGTCACCAGTGTGAAGCAACTGAGTGATGTTCAACCTACTCAATGGTCATATCAAGCTATCACTAATCTGGTTGAGCGTTATGGTTGTGTTGCTGGTTTCCCTGATGGCACTTTCCGTCCTGGCGAACCCGCTACTCGTGCTCAGCTTGCTGCACTAACCAATGCATGTTTAGATCGTATTAGCGAATTTCAAACTGCTGCAGATGCACAGCTAGCTGCTGCACTCCGTGCAGAATTTGCTAAGGAGATCGGTGCTACTAATGCTCGTGTAAGTGCTCTGGAAGTTGCTGCTGCTCAAAAAGCACAAGGTGTTGGTAACTATTTGGGTGCTGGTGTACTGCTCAATAAGCAGGGTGTTGATGGTAATGGTTACAATGAAAACCGTACTATCTCTGGTGCCACTATCCAAGGTCGTTATGCTGTAAAGACTTTCAACAACCAGAATGCTGTTGCTGTTCGTCCTTATGCTAACCTCGTCGGTACTCCTGTTGGTCAGATCGGTGCTGCTGGTGGTGCTCTTCTTTCTTATGATTGGAGTATCGCCCGTGCTGCTTCTGGTGTAAGCCGTGCTAACATTTACACTGGTGTTGGTTATCAAATTCCTTTCGTAAACAACACTGCTGCTAACTATCAGTCTGCTGTTGGAGAGAAAGGTCAAGTTGTACTTGCTCTTGGCATCGAAGGTCGTCTGACCAACTCTCTGGTTGGTTTTGCTGATCTGAAGTTTCCTACCACCAACGCTGCTAATAGCTATGGTGCTACCAACGGAACTTACTCGCCTGTGTTCACCACTGGCCTTGGGTTCAAGTTTTGATGTCCTGACATTTGGGGGTTGACAAGACCCCCTTTCTCCTATATACTGGTGTTGTAATTTGTAACAAACTTAATGACTGTAACAACAAATGATCGTGGACAACAAAACATGTGGGCAAAAGAACCCACGATGTATTATCACAACTATGGTATGAGGACACCAAACGAACAGAAGGAGATGTATAATGGGCGCTGGGCAATGGTCGGTTTTGTTTCTGGTATTATTTCTTATATGGTCACAGGTAATTTCTTCTTCGGGATCTTCTAAATGACTGAACTAATTTTTACTGTAACCACTATTGTTTTCTTTGTGCTTCTTGCACATTCAATTAATAACCTATCTGATACATTCTAATGACTTACACTATCACTTTGCAATCCCCTGATGGCACTGAGAATGTTATTCAATGTGCTGAAGATCAATACATTCTTGAAGCTGCTGAAGAAGCAGGTATAGATCTTCCTTCTTCCTGTCGTGCTGGCGCTTGTTCTGCTTGTGCAGGCAAACTTATTTCTGGCACTGTAGATAATGATGAGCAATCGTTTCTTGATGATGAACAACTTGAGGATGGTTGGGTGCTAACTTGTGTGGCATATCCTACCAGCGATTGTGTGATCCTGACCGAACAGGAAGAGAATCTGTGAGTGCTAACATGCTTGGGCAATTCAACCTTGCCCTTCAAGAACTTGTTGAATCTGGTACATGGGATCCTGATATAGAACTAGAAGTCAAGATCGCTGGTACTCTTAAAAATGACAAGTTTATTGTTATCAAACCAGTCAAAGAAAAACTAGTTTGTAATTCAAATCCAGATCTTAAACAAAAACACATTTATCAAGGAGAACAAAAATGAAATTTGGTTTTACCCCTGAGGCAGAGATCCTCAATGCACGTCTGGCGATGCTCGGTTTTGTCATTGCTGTTGGAACATATGTAACCACAGGTCAATTAATTCCTGGAGTGCTGTGATTCCATAGAACTATATGAAGACCTTCCATCTAAATGATGGAGGGTCTTTTTTTATCTTTAATAAATATTAAGATAATTTTCTAATTAATAATGATGCAATCAAATATTATTCAATGGCAATCAATTCCTGAAATGCAAGTTCGTATAGATGGACATGATGACTTTGTATTAAGCAGGGAAATTTTTAGAAATAAATTTAGTTTATTATTCTCTGTTGTTTGTCCATTTAAAGAAGAATGTACGCAACAATTATTGGAATATGAAAGATATTGTGAAGAAAATTTATTTCCAAATCAAATAAGTGATGTATACTGTATCTCCACATCAGATCATCATGTTATGAAAAAATGGTTTGAAATTAATAATATTAATCATGTTAAATTTATTGCTGATGGCAATGCAGGATTTACAACTGCTCTTTTGAAAAAAACATATCATGTTTATGAAGGACTTGGATTGCGAACGAGAAAGTATTCTGGTGTAATTATGGATAATATGATTGAATATATGATAGGACCATTTGATAATGTAGATCAGATGAAAATTTTTGATTATTCTAAAGTAACTCCAGAAGAGATTTTGAAATATTTTAGTACCAATAGAGCAGAAGAATAATATTGATTTTATATCATTGGCATTCATAGTATAAATACTAAAAAAAGAATTTGTACTGAATTAAATGTCCAGAATATTTGCAAATAAGATAACTAATTACAATAATGATGGTCCGTTTGAAGCAGAAAAGGGTATTAATATACCTGAAAATAGACCATTGCAAGTTGGAGGTATTCTTGGAAATACTGGTCAGTATCTTGCCAGTACTGGTGTTGGTTTAGAATGGAAAACATTACCAACTATTTTTACAGGAAGTTGGAATGATTTAACAGACAAGCCATCGTGGTTAAGTACATTTTCTGGTAGTTATACACAACTAACAAATAAACCAACCATACCTCCATTTGTTATTACTAACGCTACTGGAGGACAAATTTTTTCATTTAATGGACAAAATTGGACTAATGTTAATCCACCTCAAATATATCAATATACAATAGAAAAAACATATATTTCACCAGGATCTATAAAGGCTTATAGTTTCTCTGGTAGTGCTACTTCTGGACCAGCTAGTTATAGAATTACTAGTGAAACTAGTGGTGTTGTTGTATCTAATCTTTCTGGTGGATCAACTCCATTAGGTCCATGGTCTTTTGATATTGGAAAGGCTGCTGGAACCTATACCGTTAGTTTGGATGAAGCTGGCTCAAGATTTGGTGTAGGTGATACTATTGGTATACCTGGAAATTTACTTGGTGGATCTTCTGGTACAAATAATTTAACTATAACTATAACTCAAGTTAACCCAGATAATTTATTTACTATTGATGTAGTTAATCAGCTTAACGAAAAAACGTCTATTCCTATTATTGGATCTCTTGGGGTAAATATTGAACTTAATAATGATGATCAGATATCATTTTCAATTGATTCTGAATATGCTGGTTATGATCCAGAACAAGTAAAGACTGATGTAGCAACTATGATTAGTAGTGGCACGTCAACTGGAATTCAATATACTTTTAGGTTTATTGAAGATCCAGAAACTGGTGGATTTACTACTACGGTAATGGATTCTGTTGTAGATTTATCTAATGCCCAGATATATTTAAATGATGTTACTGATGTAGATATAAATGTAAATAATTTAAATAATAATGATGCACTAATATATGATGCTAATACAGAATCCTGGAGAAATATTCCTATACCACTTTCTTCATTTGATATAACTACTATTGAAACACCCGAACTGGAACCAAATGAAATATATGATTTTACATTTGAGGTAAATAAAAAAAATATTTCTATTTGTCAAATTACTAATAATTCACTTGAAGATTTACAATTTAGAACAATTTTATATAAAAATTTACCAAACAAAGAAAATGATAGAAAAAGATTGAATGGTATTTTACAAGCTAATTTACCAGATGATGTAACGAGTCGTGTTTATACTGGAGCATTTTACGACAATAAAAATAATAAACTTATACTTTTACACCATAGCAATCAAACTGAAACTACTTCAACTAATTCTTCTATTAGATATTTGACTACTTATGATTTTAGTAACATAAACACTGATGTCACAACTGCAGTTGAAAATACAACAAAAATTTATTTACCAACTTCTTCTGCTAGTTATTTAAGATCACTAACATTTGATTATACTGGACAATACGCTTACGCAGTAACGGGAACAACAACCTCAACAACAACACGAAATGTTTATAGATGGGGTCTTATGGATCCTACATTTGATCTTGCTGATTTATCTTCAAATAATGGAACACTTTATTCAAGATCAACTGGAACTTTAATGACAGATGCAGTTGATATATCTATTTCTGATAATGGTATGCATGATTATTTTATAATTCCAAACACAATAGATAATAATACTATATTGAATAGAATAGTTGCTAATACTGAATTTCAATTAACTGCTGGAACTGCTCTTACTTCAACTATTTCTGATGATGCCATGGCTTCTTTTTGTTTTGGTGGCTATAATTATCAAATACTTAACCTAGAAACACAATATAATTTAGGAGATATTCTGTTTTATTCAACTGATGATGTTTTTCAAGTGATTGGAGCTGGTACATCTGGTCAAAGTATTGCTACTATTCCAACATCTGGAATTTTAGAAACAGGAACTCTCAAAGCAAAAAAAATACATCTTTCAAAATGTCTACGTGGGCAAGTTATGTATATGATTGGAAGTAATACTAATACATTATATGAATATAGATCTAGGATGTTATTTAGTAAGTTTGGAAATACTAGCACGTCTTCTAACCCAACCCCATCTAGTTTTTATCTCACCGCTAAATTTGAATTAAAAGATAGTGATGGTAGATCAATTATAGTTGATAGCGCAAATTCATCAATTGCAGTTAGTTCAAATGGACAAAATATTTTTATAACAAATGGAACTAATTTGGTATATCAATATAAACTAAAGACTCCATGGGATATAACAACAATATATCAAACTAATAATATTGCTCCTCATAATGAAGGAATTATTATTGATGCATCTATTGATGAAAATAATATAAGCAAAGAAATTGATATTGTTCCTGGAACAATATCAAATCTTAGTGCAATTAATCAAACTAACACTATTCATGGAAGTGTAGTTAATAAATGTTCTACAAATAAAGTATTAAATTTTGATATTAAATATGTAACTTTTTAATTGAGTTTATTCCATCTATTATTTTTGTAAATAAACGCATCTCTAACTTTCTTCCACCCATTGTAATAAACATATATTGCAGTTGTTATTGACCAATTTCCAGAATTTCTATGGAATATATTAAATTGTGGAATAAGTTCTATATAAACAAATCCATTTTTTGGAACTTTATAATATTGATAATTTGAGGATGTTGTTACTGAAGTAGATGAACCCAAAAATAACTTAACATAGTCTTCTGATCTATCATTAAAAAAGCCAATTTTTAACTCGTTGCCATAAATTAAAGGGGAGACACTACTGAATCCAGGAGAACCAGCGGTTCCTGGTACGTTGAGAGTTGCTATATCTCTATCAAATATCCAACCATTAATACTTGGGCTAGGTAGTGCTCCAGTAACCTTAAAAATTTGACGATAATAACTTTCTAATCTGGGTACTTCTTTTTTAAATCTATCAGCTCTTGTTGAATAATATTTGTTGGTTGTATATACTGTGGAGTTTGAAAATTTGAATATATCTGAAATGCTTCTATCAGTAAAGGGAATGGCTTTGGTATTCAATGTATCTGTGGTATTTGTTGTTATGATTGGATTTATTAGTTTAGATCCTCCTGGTATAATACCTCCTCCTCCTCCACCACCACCTGATGAATGATATCCACCAGCTCCTTGAGATATTGTTCCCTGTTGATAGTAAAAATGGCCACTAATTGAATATAATGATTTGTTTTCTGGTAATCCATTTAAGTCTCCGCCAATATAATAGGCATTACTTATAGTTGAATCTATACCATTTCCTGATATTGTATTTTTTTGTATATATGGATAATATGTACTTACCCCTAAACCATAATGATAACCATCTGTAAATGATGGTACATCATATGCTCCACCTCCACCTCCACCTCCACCAGCAGCAACGCATAGTGGATTTGGTGTTGCATTAGTAATAATACTTGTTATTTTTATTCTTGAATAAACATCTGGTTTCGAAAAAGTTTGATTTGTTAGTGGAGCTATAGATATATTTGTAAATTCTTTAAACCCATAAGCACTTAAATCAAGATATAATTCATCATTTATACTATAATTTTTTCCTCCATTTAGTAATGATAATGACGAAACACTATATACTTTTATTGGTGTGTATTTGCCCGCTCCATTTAATGTTAAATTTGCTGATGTACTTGTAACATCAGCATACCTATATGTTTTGCCTAAATTATCAGAAGAATCTAAATCTTCACCTGCAGCAGTTATAAAAATATTTGAATATTTATATGAAACTATTGATGAACCAAAATAATCTTTTTGTGATGGGTTTGGATTTTCAAAAATTTTAAAATGTGTTAATGTATTTTGAGACCATTTAACAACTATTGGAATTGTTTTTGTTGTTGAATTCCAAAGAGTCGAATAAGAAAATGCATTATTTTGATAATCTAAGTTATCATTTAATTTTATGTTTATTATATTTCCAAGCCAAGAATCACT